TTGTTGACATTCCCTGAACCCTTATGAGACTCTTGCTTCAACGAAACGAAGTAGGAGTCTTTTTATGAAACCAGCTCATCGCCTTTATCATCCTGTTCTCGGTTCTTGGCTGTTCAAGTGCCCTGTTTATATCCGTTATGAGCATCTTCATCATGGTCGTCTTATCAAGGTTCGTGCTGTTCGTGACCTTTCTCCGCGTCAGCAGTTGATTGCTAACCCTAAAAATTGCTTTGACGTTGTCATTGCTGAGATTGATGTTACTCACCTTTCTGTTACTTTGTACGATTTTGAAGCTGAGGAGTATGCTGAGTGTGATTCCGGTACTATGGAGCTTCTTCTTTCTCAGGTAAATTCTGGCGAGGTTATTCGCTCCTCCGAAGACCTGTTTGTTGATGTTGACGATATGGATTGGCTTTATGAAATTGCGGAGTAAATTATGGAAACTGTTATCGGAAAACTTATTGCTCTGGCTGTTGTTGCTCTTATGCTGTATGGAATTGCCCGTTTGATTTGGAGGTTTCCGTGAAATATTTTAGTTTGGTAGATGAACATTATGCTTACTGCCCTGATACAAGGATTTTGCACATCACTCGTAGTCGTGTTTCTGACCCTCGCTATGAGCGTCGCTTTCTTACTGATGAGGAGCATTTTGCACTTTTGGATTGGTTGAAAAATCGTCCAATATACATCAATTCTTGACAGATAGTTTTACTACGAGGACTTTTTCGTATGGCTACTGAAGTTTTCTCTGATGTTGTTAAGACCGTCTGGTCCCACGCTACGGCTAAGCATGCCCATCTTCGTATGGCTGTTCAGGTTGATAACCGCAGTCGCCTTCTTTCTGACCTTGTTTATCAGTTGGAAAAACGCCTTTCTGAAGAGACTCATTTAGATGATGAGACTCTTGCTGTTTATGAATCTCAGACCGCTCTTCTGGAAGACCATATGGCTCTGGTTCGGAAGTGTGCTGCCCAACTTGATAATAGTAACACTATAGACCACCGTACCCCTTTGGATGCCGAATGTGTTTTCCTGTTTGAAATGATTTGCCCAGGTGTTCGCTACGGTAAAACGTTGAATTCTCTTTGGTCTAAGTATGTTGCTCAATGGCCTGAGAAGTTAATTCGTCAAGAGTTAGACATGGTTAAGCCTTTATCCTTTAAGGATGAGGTTGCTAAGTACATGGAGAAGATGCAGGAAAAAACACGTAAAAATCGCATGACTCAAAAAGTAATTAATGATATGCGTATTGCTCACCAAAAGGGCTGGTTTTTCGTATTTGATACGTTGACACTTGCTGATGACCGTTTGCAGGCATTTAATGAAAACCCCAATGCTCTTCGTGATTATTTCAGGACTGTTGGTCGAGCTGTTCTGCGCGCTGAAGGTCGTTCGGTTAAGGATTCCTACAACGACTGCTATCGCTATCTTTGTGTGCCGGAGTTTGGAGGTCAGCACGGTCGTCTTCATTGGCACGTTGTGCATATGGTGCGGACTCTTCCTTTGGGAAGTCACGACCCTAATTTCGGTCGCAAGGTACGTAATTATCGCCAGATTAACTCGTTCCGTGGCATGTGGCCTTATGGCTTCACGCAACCGATAGCTGTACGCTATCAACATGATGCTTATTCTCGCAAAGGTTGGTTGTGGCCTGTTGACAAATCAGGTAAAGCAATGCAGAGTAAGCCCTATCAGGCGGTCGCATGGTATGTGACCAAGTATGTAGCCAAGCAATCTGACCAGCGTCAGAAAGCTATTACTGAGAGACAAAAAAAATGCAAGAATCCACTTATGGCAATCTGTCTGAAAAAGGAATTCAGAGTTCGCAGCAGCCGGAAGCTCGGAATGGAGTTACCTTCGATGGCGCATCTCAGCAACAAAGTGCTTCTGGAACTGAGCCGAATCAGCTTCGATTCCAGTCCTCTGTATCAGATAGTGAAAGAGAACGCCAAAAAGCAATTGACCTTGAACATCGGCGCACTGCCTTTGCACGTCATTTTGGATGTGCGCCCGGAAGTGAGAAGTATGTTGAAAAATATCCGTCGTTTGATGAAAAAGACACCCGAGTTCAATTGGCAGAGTTCTATCGCTTCAATGACGGTCACCTTAAAAAATGGGGATATTTCTGATGAAGCACGTCAATACATTATTGATGCAGGAATTACGCCTTTTGATTTGCGAGCTAAAGCGACTCAAACTTTCGGCGGTAAGTGATCCGGATTTTTCTCAGGAGGAGATTCATGCTGAGCTCGACTCGTTACTACGCAAGTTATCGCGCTACTTTGACTAAGCAGCTGATGTTTTTGACTAAAGCTGACTTTACTGATGATGATGAAAAATGGCTTAATGCCTTTGGTAATTTGCTCCGTCAGTGGTTTCAGATTGAGGATTGGAAAGGTAATCATAAAAAATTGCTTGACGATTTAAAAAAACGTGATTACATTTGAACTGTTTCAAGGTTTCTTACCCATTAAATGTTAGGAGAATGTTATGTCTAATCTTGTTGCTACTGATGTTAACTTTGCTACTTCTGTTGCTGCTCTGAAGATGCTTCAGGCTTCTGCTGTTCTGGATATTACCGAGGAGGATTTTGATTTCCTGACTGGTGATAAAATTTGGATTGCTACTGACCGCAACCGTGCGCGTCGCTGTGTTGAGGCTTGTGTCTATGGAACGCTGGACTTTGTGGGATACCCTCGCTTTCCTGCTCCTGTTGAGTTTATTGCTGCCGTCATTGCTTATTATGTTCATCCCGTCAACATTCAGACGGCCTGCCTCATCATGGAAGGCGCTGAGTTTACGGAAAACATTGTTAATGGCGTCGAGCGTCCGGTTAAAGCCGCTGAGCTCTTCGCGTACACCTTGCGTGTTAAGGCCGGATTCAAAGAAACGGTTCTGAGCGCTGAAGAGAATGCTCGCCAGAAACTTCGTGCAAGTGGAGTAATGTAATATGAAGAAAGCTCGTCGTTCTCCTTCTCGTAAGAAAGGTGCCCGTCTCTGGTATGTAGGCGGTTCTCAATTTTAATTGATGGGGCTTCGGCCCCTATAAGGATTTTTAAATGTCAAATGTACAAACTTCCGCTGAGCGTATCCCTCATGACCTGTCTCATCTGGTTTTTGATGCAGGCAAAATTGGTCGTTTAAAAGTTGTTTCTTGGACTCCTGTTGTTGCAGGTGATTCTTTTGAGCTTGATATGATTGGCGCTATTCGCCTCTCCCCGCTTCGTCGTGGTCTTGCTGTTGACTCTCGCGTTGACTTGTTCACGTTTTATGTTCCTCATCGTCATGTATATGGTGAGCAGTGGATTGAGTTTATGAAGCAAGGTGTTGATGCTGCTCCTCTGGCTCCTGTTCAGTGCTCTCGTGGTTGGGATAGTGCGCAGTATCTCGCTACTATTCCGTCTAGTAACTTAAAGGTTCCTAAGTTCCTTCATCAAGGTTACCTGAACATTTATAATAACTATTTTAAAGCTCCGTGGATGGATGACTTGACTTATGCTAACCCGTCCAATATGAAAGGTGAAGACGTTCGTTTTGGTGTTCGTGCATGTAACTTGAAAACTATTTGGACCGCTCCGCTTCCTCCGGACACTGAAACCTCTCATTCTATGGAGACTGAGTCTAACTCCATTGACATTATGGGTTTGCAAGCCGCTTATGCTCAATTACATACTGAGCAGGAGCGTGATTACTTCATGACTCGTTATCGTGATATTGTTAATGAATTTGGTGGTAGTACTTCTTATGATGCGGATAATCGTCCTTTGCTTGTTATGCATTCTGAGTTCTGGGCCTCAGGCTATGACGTCGACGGCACCGACCAAAGCTCTCTCGGTCAGTTCTCCGGTCGTGTCCAGCAGACGTTTAAGCATTCAGTACCGCGATTCTTCTGTCCTGAGCATGGCACTATGTTCACACTCGTATTGGTCCGCTTCCCGCCGACTCATGAAATGGAGATGCATTACTTAGTTGGTAAAGAAGATTTGACTTATACTGATTTGGCTTGTGACCCGGCTTTGATGGCTAACTTGCCTCCGCGTGAGGTTAATATGTCTCAGTTCTTCCATTCTGGAAGTGCTAGTGCTAAGTTTAAAATTGCTGAAGGCCAGTGGTATCGCATGCAGCCTGACCGTGTTGCGCTGCCGTATAACTATCTTGATGGTTTTCCGTTCTATAGTGCGATTCCGTCTGATGATATTAAGCAGCGTGTTCTGGTTAATACTGATAACTACGATGAGGTTTTCCAGTCTATGCAGCTTGCTCACTGGAATATGCAGACCAAGTTCAACTGCACGATTTATCGTAATATGCCGACTACTCGTGATTCTATTATGACCTCTTGATTATGTGGGGCTTCGGCCCCCTTTAAGGATATTGATTATGTTTCAAGTTTATGTTTCTAAGCATGTTTCTCCGTTCACCTCTATGAATCGTGCTTTTGGTATTACTCCTTCTAGCAATCCGACTGTTGTTAACTCTGGTGAAATTCAGGCTGGTCGTTCTACTTTTCGTATTGCCTCTTCCATTGGTGCCGCTTCCAATGGTCAAGGTTTTGCGTTTGTTCAAATGATGGACCCTTATTCTCCTGATAATCAGCAGGTTTTTTCTGTTGCTGCTTCCCTGTCTTTTAGTGTTGATTCGAACTATGTTCCTTGCGTTATTCGTTTTGAGACTGCTAGCACGCAGCCGACTAATATCGATGTTTCTACTGCTGACTTTATTCCGCTTGAGTCTTCTGCTCTCTCTGCTCGTGCTCTCAGTGTTCGTGATTGTGTTACCGTTGATGTTAAGCCTCGCATTGAAGGTAATAACGTTTTCGTTGGTGTGGTTTTCTGTTCTGCTGGAGCTAGTGCTGGTAATGTCACTGGTGCTGTTTCGATGGCTCAGGTTGACCATGAAGTTACAGCTTTGCAGCCTCTTAAATAAAAGGCCGCCGCACTCCCGGTTATATGCCTGCCCAGTGTAGGGCGGACCGAGCCGTACGGAGATACCCGATAAACTAGGAACGTGGAAGGCGCAAGCCGCCTTCCATCCTGCTAAGCCTAAAGGAGACTTTCAGCTATGTTAGGTGCCGTTGTAGGTGGTATTGCTTCAGCCTTAGCCGGTGGAGCCGCCTCTAAGTTATTTGGTGGTAAGTCTGCCCCTCAAGCCGCTACAGAGTCCGCTGGCCTATCTAATGGTCAAGGTGTTATTGGTATGGACCAAGATGCCGGTATTCAGTCGGCTATTCAGGGTTCAAATGTCCCAAATGGTCAGATTCCCGCCCCCACGCAGACTGGTGGTGTTATGTCTGATGCTAAAAACATGATTAAGAATGCTGGTAAGGATTTGCTTGATGGTGTCATGACTGCTGGTAGTGACCGAGTCAAACAAGCTTTGGTTGATGGATTGAGTGGTAATAATGCAAAGAAACAAGGACAAGCAACCCGTGATTACTTGGCTGCAGCCTTCCCTGAACTCAATGCATGGGAGCGTGCTGGAGCTGGTGCTTCCGGCGCCGGCTTGGAATCTTCCAGCCAGGACCAACAGAAAGAATTGATGCGAATGCAGTTGGACAACCAGAAAGATATTGCGAAGATGCAGATGCAGAATAATTTGCAGATTGCAGGTATTCAGTCCGCTACTTCTCGTCAAAATACGAAGGATTCTGTTTATGCACAGAATGAGATGCTTCAGTACAATCAGCGTGAGTCGCAAGCGCGTGTTGAGTCCATCCTCGCCAACACTGACCTTACGGTTAAACAGGCCACCCATGAAATCATGAGAATGGCCCTTACTCGTGCTCAGGAGACTGGTCAACATTTAACTAACTCTCAGATTATGGCATTGGAGAAAAAGGTTTATGCAGAAATCGGAAAAATTCATCAAGATACTCAAAACTCTCGCTATGGTAGCTCTCAAGTTACTGCTGCGGCGAAAGATGTTACAAATATGATTTCTGATGCTGTTGGCGGTTTTGCCGACTGGGCTTCCCAGCAATGGAATTCCTTCTTTAAGGATGGTAAGTCTAATGGTATTCCTCTTAATACCAGAAAATAA